CTCGAACTCCTCACGCAGGGAAGGGAATGTATACGCAGCATCTCGCAAGAGATGCTCGCATACGCGGCTCAGTTCCTTGACATGCCTTTTCATTTGTTGTCCTTTCTGGGCAAACAAATGCATGCGCATGGCTTGGAACTACACACGTGCAGTCAGCCTTAACTTGCGTTAAGACTGCCAACCCAAAAGGTTGGTCAAAGCTTCGTTCGACGTCGCGATTGCCCACGAACATAGGCCACTCATAGGAGTGACCGCAATGAACGCGGCAGGCGCTTCGAAGACGAAGTATGCTTTGACCGTTACCTCCGGGCTGACGTTGGCCACCGCAAAGGTGGTTTGAGTGACCTCCACATTGTGGCGATCATTCACTACGAGACCATCCGCGGATTTCGTCTGAGAATGACGAATCCGCATATTGTACTCGACCAACGACTCCCGCAGGTAGTACTCCGAAGAGTACAGGTCCTGGTTAATTTTGACGAGGGTTTTTGCGCCCGCGGCAAAAGTAACCACTTGTGTAGAGCCAAAATTGGCCATACTGGGAACTCCTTACGTTTCTGGTGCCACGAAAAGTCGAAGTACGTCTCGTTAGTCTTGGGGACCGTGATGGCCCCAGATTGGCGAGTAAGTGTACTTCCATCCCAAACGTTTGGGACGCTTGGACTTCAGTACTGCCAGAGACGTAAGTATCGACCAAGCCTTTAGTGTAACTAAAGGCTGAAACGAAGGTGCGAAGGGGAGAGTAGGCGCGGCTAAATACCGCTCCTTTCTCTCGAATATCTCCACAGGTACACCCGAAAGGGTTTGCCATGGAGCTACTCCTGTGACGTTGGACCATTCCGCTTTACAGACAGAATGCACCATTACCACATTCTCGGCCCAGGTACATTTGATTGAGTTGTTGGTGGCGGCAATAACTTTGCCTAAGCCAGCAAACCAATCTATGAACCAACTCCAGGGTGTGATTTCCCAGAGCGCAGCGAGAGCTTCGTGTGAAGTAATCCCCGCAGCCATGCCTGAAGCAAATCTTTCGAGATGCTTCCAGTCACGTCCGCGAGGTAACTGCACACTCGGATCAAGTTTCCACTTGACCGCACCCCAAATGTCCTGAGACACTTGGAAGCCTCTCTTAGCATCGATAACGGCACCTTGCCCACTGGACATAGTCAC